CCCGCCTCTCTCTTGAGCACAGCTGCAAGATCGGGGTCGCTAGCTTCCAAGGCCATTTGCCTCGTTAGGTTAATACTACCCTCCTTGTAAGGATTAGTCATTCCAGGGGCAATCGTCGCGTTGGGAGTGGGTTTGGCGCCCATTCCAGCGGCACTGCTTGGTTTGAAATGATGCTCGTAACCAGAACCGGGGTTCTTTAGGTTGGAAAGGTAGGTAGTAACGTCTTGCTCCACGCCACCGTCGAGGATGACGACGCGGCCGTCGTTATTTTTACGGAGGTTGTTTTGCAAGAGACGGAGCATTTGCTCCGCGTTGATTGCACCAGCTTGGCTGATTGCGGACAGTGCGGTTGTGCGCATTGCCGATTTTTCGTTGGAGGATCGCATTTCCTCCAGCTGGCGATTGAGGTCTGCGATTTGGAGATCTTTTTCCTGGGCGGTTTTGTTGGCTTCCTCCCAGAGATCTTTCCACTGACCTTGATCTTCCAGCGTTTTCTTGCGCTGGTCGTCTTGTTTTTTGTAGACCTCGTCGAGTTTGTTTTTGATGCCTTGGAATTTTTCCTCGGCTTGGACGGCTTGGGCTTTCAGGGCAGCAATCTGACTCTCGTATTCAGCGCGTAAGACGGCTGATTGGTCAGGTTGGGGAGCGGTGTCGGCTCCAGCCACGGGCTGGTCAGGAGTCACCACTGGTGCTTCCTGGATGACTTGCTCTTCCATAATCAGAATTCAGCTTCGGGGGTTTCGGGGGTTTCGGTCGCGGGTTCGTCGAACTTGGTGCGACGCTTGCGGGCGGCAGCAGCAGGAGCGGCAGGGGCTTCTGCGGGCTTGTCTTTTTCGTACAAGTTCTCGGCACGAAGCTCTACAAGTTCCCACTTGTAGCTGCCGTCGGGCTGGAGAACCTTGTCAAGGTGTTTATCCATGACAGAGGTGCAAGTGCGTTATTAGTCTACAACAGAAGAATGTGTTAAACCGTTCCACCGAGTTCGTCGATGTTTGCGGGGGAGAGGTTTAGCCAGACGCTGCCGTTATATCCCTCAAAACGGTTTTCGGTTGTGTTGTATCGGATGAAGCCGGTGGTTGGGGATACGGGGCGTTCGGCGGTGGTGCCAACAGCGACGAAGGCGTCCGAGCCAGCTGGGCCTTGTTCACCTTGGGGTCCTTGGGGGCCTTGAGGTCCAGTGGCGCCCGTAGCGCCGGGGTCGCCGGTAGCGCCGGTTAGGCCGGTTTCGCCTTGAGGACCTTGCTCGCCTTGGGGGCCTTGTTCTCCTTGGGGACCTTGGGGGCCGGTGGCGCCAGTGAGGCCTGTGTCGCCTTGGGGGCCGGTCGGGCCCTGGGGACCGGTGGGGCCTTGAGGGCCGGTGGCACCTGTTGCGCCAGTGGCACCGGTTTCGCCTTGGATGCCCTGGATTCCTTGGGGACCTTGTTCGCCCTGGGGGCCTTGAGCGCCGGTGGCGCCTGTTGGGCCGGCGGGTCCCTGGGGGCCGGTGTCGCCGGGGTCGCCTTTATCGCCCTTGTCGCCTTTGACCCCGTTTTCGGGACTTTTTAGGGCGGTGGTGCGTGGGGTGCCGTCTGGGGTTTGCGTTCCAATGGCGACGGGTTGGCCTGTCCAGCCGGAGGGGGTTTTGGGGCCGTAGAGGCGTTTGGTGGTGGTGTCGACGTACCAGTCGCCGTTGGTGCCTTGGTCGACTGGCGGGCCTTCGCCGGAGTGGAGATTGTTGAATTGATCGAAGCGCTTGGCGAGCTTCACCAGCGCGGTGATTTGCGCCAGCGTGAGGTGTTGCTGGGTCGCCATCGCTTACTGGAGCAGGGCTTGGATTAGACGTTCCACTTGGTCTTCGCTGCCGGGGGTTTCGGCTTCGAGACGCTCTTGGTCTGCGGTTTCGAGTTGCTCTTCTTCGGCGGTGGACTCGGAGGCGACGGGCAGGATTTCGCCTTGGACGAGGATTTGGCGGAATTCGTCGCGGTCCAGCACGCCTTGGCCGAAGAGGGCGGTCAGTGCGGTGATGTCTTGGCCGATCAGGCGGTCAATGTCGAAATCGCGGCTGATCTTGACCTCGGGTGGTTCCAGTTGGAGGTAGCTGGCGGCGAGGTTGAAGCTCTTCTGGAGGGTTTGTTCCAGGTCGAGGGAGACCATGGAGAGCATGGAGTTGGTGTCGACGCGGTCGAGGCGGCGGGCGTCGGCGGATTCAGCGACGAACTTTTGCTGGCTGAGAGTGCTGATGCCCAGCGTGGCCATTTGCTGCTGGAGTTCGCGGATTTCGTTGGACTGGGCTTCGAAGGCGCTGGAGGCTGGCTCCACGTAGTAGACCTTGTTGCCCGGTTGGGTGGCGATGGCGTAGTTGACGCTGACCGCCATGTCTTTGGTTTGGTCGTCCCAGCCCTCTAGGACGAGCATGGGCTGGGAGGCGATGTGGAGGCTGTGGATGAGGTCGGCTTGGCGCTGGAAGTGGGCGAGGTTGAGGTAGGCGATGTCCAGCAGAGGGGGTTTGCTGGTGAGGGTGTCGGTTTTGTTGGAGTAGAGGGTGACGAGGGGGATTTGGCCGAGGCTGTAGGCGCCCGATTCGACCAGCTCGTAGTCGGAGGTGCTGGTGGTGGTGTCGAAGGTGTTGGGATAGGGGAAGCCGCCCGCCATGACCTTCTTGGTTTCGGTCTGGCGGTAGATGCGGTAGCGGCCGGGTTCGATGACGCGGACTTGGTCGTAGACCTTTTCACCGAATTCGCCGTCGGGTAGAACGGCTTTTTCGGCGATGCGGACTTGGATGAGGTCGCCGTAGTTGACTTCGCGGTCGAGGCGCCAGCCGTAGATGTTGGCGGGGTCGATCTCGATCCAGTAGGGGCGGCGGTTGAGGGCGCGCTCTTCGGCGAGGCTGCGGGCGCCGGTGGGGGCGGGGAAGTCGACCAGGGTGTGGCTGTGGCCGTAGGTCAGCGCGCAGATGAGGGCGCGGCGGGCGTATTCGTCGAGGTCAGAACCGCAGCCGTCGACGTTTTTGGAGAAGATTTCGGTCCAGTAGGGGTCGCCGGTTAGCGAGATGGGTTTGCGCAGGATCAGACCGGCGGCGGCGCGGATTAGGCGCTGCGTGTAAGGCGAGAAGACGGCCCGGTTGACGCGGGCGAGGTAAGCCGAATAATCCTCGCGGGGTTCCAGCGGGAGGAAGGCTTCGCTGTTTTCGCGCAGGTATTCCGTCCCGAGTGTGACGGCCTTCATGATTTCCCAGCCCTTCATTTGTTCCAGCACGGCTTGGGTGCGGGTGAAGGGGTTGTCGGTTCCGCCCATGTAGGTGGAACTGACGAGGTGGGTGCGGATTTGGCCGGGGACGGAGTAGGTCATTTAGTCACCACTTGGTGCGGTCCGCCCAGTAAGCGGCTGACATCTTGCCCTTCGCAATGTTTGTTGCGTGGCGGGCTTTGAAGGCAGCACGGCGAGATTTATCTGCTTGGCTTTCTCCCTTACGTGCCGGTGAGCCACTGACTCCCTGCTGTCCGAAACGGATTAACCGTACCTTGTCGCCCTCCTTAGCTAGGACGGCATGGGATTTGGTCGGGTGGTTCGGGGTGCGCTTGGGTTTGTTGTACCCAGCAAATTTCTCGCCGTGGTGCTCAATCATCCTCGTCCTCCACCTCGATCAATACTTCGACGCCGGCGGCGAGGCGCGTCATGAGCGCACCAAAGTCGTCGGTGTCGGTGGGGGTGAGGAAGGTGAAGGTGGCGGTAGTCATGCGGGTCTCCGCATCCACCTCGATGTGGATGCAACCACCGGGGCAGATGCGGGTTCCCATGACTTCAGCCTCAGATTGCGCTTGTGATCGCGCCGCTGGTGATGAAGTTGCAGGTGATGGTCTGCAGTTCGCCAACAGTGGCACCGAAATCGGCGCTGGTGATGATGCCCGAGAAGCTGACCTTCTTGGTGCCGCTGGTGTCCAGGAACAGTTCGAACGATGCGTTCGCGTTGTCCTCGGTGGTCAATACGTCGACGATGAAGTCGGCGGTTTCGTCGCCGGTCGAGGCCGTGTACATCAGCTCGACGGTGCCAGAACCGGAAATCAGGCT